ATCTTGTCTAACATTTCCAACATATACTTCTGCTTCTGCAGTGTTTGAAACACTTTGACTTAATGTAAAATTGACCGTGGATCCATCACCATTGAACTGTTGAGAGTTCATGGTATTTAAATTTTGTTTTGGAGCGTTTCCTAAATAAGCCATGATTCCTCCTACGTACTTATATCATCTACAGCGCCAACGACAGTATCTAAAGAAGAAGCTGTATCTGATTTAACAAATAGCTGATCTCCTGAAGCAAGTACTATCTTCGAGCCTCCATCAATAAGTTCTAATGATCCGCCACTTACAACTGGCGCATTTTTGATTAAATAATAATTAGCTGATGATCTTCTTATGTAAGCTTCAACATTAATTGTTGAAGTAGTAACGTTAGCCATTCTAACACTAATTAAAGTATCAAAACTATTTGCAGCTCCGCCTAAAGCATCTACTGCAGAAGTTCCTGTTTCTCTTGTTAGATAATTTCTAAAGTTTTGTGCCATAATTTATTCCTTATACTATAATGCAATCGACATAGCAATGACGAATCCGTTACTTGGTACCCCATCAACAACACCTGAAGCGTCTTTATAAACTGCTTTACTAGCAGGTAAAGTACAAAATACATCTTTTGTGCCTGCTGAAAAGTTAACAGCGCTATCTGAGTTAGATGAAGAAATAATAGTTGTTCTAGCTAATGTTCCAGCCGCAACGGTCCCAAGACCAACTTCAAACTCTGCTCCACCTTGTAAAGATATTGCATAGTAAGTCGTATTACCATTTCCAATAGCAGAAGAAAAAGTTTCAAAACCAGTTACAGCTCCAGCCAAAGTGAATGTGCCGGTACCAGTAGTCGTACTTGTTTCTTTTACTCTGTCATTTACTACTAACGCCATTTGTATTCCTTATAAATATTACGCGTCGCCAAGTCTAATGATTGCACTAGATGAATTAGCAGTTGGAAACTGAACAACGAAATCACCGTTAGTTGCAGTTTTTGATCCACCGAAGTCTAAAACTAATACAGCTTCATTACTTGTACCTTTATAAATCAGTGCCCCTACTGCTGTTAAAGTTACAGAACTAAAAGTAGAATCTGCAAAATCAACGTACGCAATATTACTTGCTACTGCTACACCGTTGTTAGTTAAAGTATTTCCACCTGCAGTATAGTTTGTACCAGATGAAGAAACTTCATTAGTAGTTGTATAAGCAGTTGTTGAAGTACTAAAACCACCTATAGATGTATAAAGCGCTAGTTTAAAAGTTGATCCACCAGATGAATCAAAATCAAACACGCCACCAAGTAGGTCTGTTTTAAAAGAGTCAGGTACTATATTTGCCATTTAATTGTCTCCTTAATTTATTTTATGGTGATGGTGATTTAAGAGGTGTACGAATAACTCCATCTTGATATTCGTCTCGGCGTCTACGACCTTGTTGTTCGATCGCGTACGATTGTAAAGCTCTTTTAAAAGATCCTTCGTAGTATTGTAACATATCTGCAGGACCTTTCAAGTATCCATATGCTTCTACCAAACATCCATATAAAAGTAAATCTTGATATTTATTACTTGTATATGTCCCTTGTGTACTTCCTGGTGAAGCTGTTATTGAATCTGGTTGTTTTGTATAAGCTAAAGTAATTAAATTAGTGCTATTTGGTGTAGGTGCTACCACCCAATAATTAGCATCCCAGTTAGCATAATATTTGGGAATACCAGAAGCTGTGCCTGGAGTATCATAAAAAGTTGCCATATATGAAGTATCTTTTTTCTCTAAAAAAGTTTGATTTCCATCAGCATCTGTCAATTGAACATATCTAATAAATCTTAAATCAGAAGGTATAGTTACATATCTACTTCCAGCTGCTAGATTTGAAGTTGCATAAAATCTATTATCATCAGAATCTGCATCTCTATAAATTCTGTTTTCTGCATTTTTAATTATAGTATTTAAAACCCCTGTAGATAAAACATCACTATCTACTTCAGTGTAATTTCTAATATCATCTTGTAGATTTGCTAAAGTATAAGCCATTACTCTGATTCTCCTCCGTGTTTTCTACGTATCTTTTCTTGTTTGTCTGTTCTCACTTCTTCATACATTTCAAGATGAGGGTCTTGTTTTTCAGGTGTAAATATATTCTTAATCCAGTTCCAAATTTTATTTATCATGCGTTTATTGTTATAGGTCCAACGGAACAACCGTAGCCTCCTCCTTTGATGTTTCCTGTTGTAGCAGTATCCGCATTAACTGTAAAGAAGAAGAAATTGGATAGAGCATAGTCTGTTGTAACTCTTGCACCACTGTCATAAAGACCTGTTGTTATAGCATAACCAGATCCTTGACCTATTTGTGCTCCTGTTATTCCATCAAAATTTGGAATTGATGCATAAGCAAAAACAGGATTAGTTGAAGTACCTGTTCCAGGAGATGTTGTAGGTGCACCTCTAAATAAATAAGTTGTACCGTTTGTTAAACCATGTCCTGGTGCAAAAACATTTATAATACTTGACCCAGCTTGATAAGTTGTAAAAGGATCTTCTGGTAACATAACAGTTGTGATTGGTTCTGTTCTATCTGTTCTTACTTGTAGTAATGCAATACCATCACCACCAATTGCTTTTGGTTCAAGTTGTGGTTGCTTAGGTTCAAATTCTGTATAGTGCACAAAAGCACCATTCCATTCTCTAACCATTTCTCTATATGGAAACTCCATACCAGATCGATCAGAAATTGCTTTTGAATGTTTTCCTGTTGCGTATTTAGACATTAAGTTCCTGGGTAATAAGCTTTTGGTGTAATAAATGTGCTAGAAGCTGAACCATCTTCTGCTAATGCTCTTTGAAATTCATCTTCATAAATTAATTTTAAGTTTTGAGTTAGCTGTGGTTGATACTTCATTGATAAGTAATATGCTAAACCAGAAACCATACAAGGTACAAATCTAAAAGGCATATCAGTTGCATTAGTATAGGCTCCAATATCTTGAATTCTTTTTATGTAATAGAAATGCATATCTCTAGATGCATTAGTTGAATCAGGTGTTGGATAAACACTAATACTAACATGATCAATAAATCTTTGTACCCAGTATTGATTAGGGGTTCCTTTAGAAAGCTTGTTTGAAAAAGCAGCATAAGTAGATCTATCAACTTTAGTCATTGGACTATCTGATTGATCTGTTGCTGTTCTATTTGATCTTAATTGTGCTTCAAGGACATCGGATATTCCATATACACCATTTGGATTTGAAACCGCACTTGTACCATCTGAACTAGCTCTAAAGAATTTATATTCTGCTTGACCTTCAATTAAATCAAGATCAAGTTCTCCTATTTCCCAATAGTGAATACCTCTATTGCCCCATTCCTGAAGCATTATATTTAATGATCTTCGTGAAGTTTTTAATTGATAACCTGATACTTGTTGAATACCTAAACGTTCAAAAGCTTCTTCTACTATTTCGTCAACAGAAAAAGTTTTATCAAACGTAGTTGTTCCAGAGGTAGTGTTAGCCATTTAGCCTCCTAGCCAGTGTATCCGATAGTAACAGATCCTGATCCAGTTACATCTGCATAGATAGTATTTTCAAATCTAATTCCGTTTCCAGGTATATACATATCTAATCCTTCGCTTCCAAAAGTAGATTCAAATACAATATTTCCAGATGCAGTTGCTGCATCATAAAGTTTTATATTTGTAACTCCTGTAGCTTGAATGTATGTAACTCTAGCAGGACCAATATTAGTAGATCCTCCAGAAAAAGTTTTCACCTGTCCGTCAGCTGTAAGTGTTGTAAATTTTTGGTCTGATGACATATTGTTTTCTCCGTTAAAATTAATATGTGGGGCCTAAGCCCCACAATAATTATTTATTATGCTTCTTTTGCAAATACACCTTGTACATCAACAATCGTCCAATGCGTTGTTGAGTTTAAAGATGCACATACTACAAAGTCACCAACTTTTGATGTAGCTTTTGTATTAATTACATCTTTATTATCTGTTAAAGATCCAGCATACAAAATACCATCATTAGCATTTGGGCTAATAGTTAAAGTGTTAGTTCCATCTTGAGCAGTGTTTACAAAAGTAAAAACTCTTCCAATAGAAATTGCAGGTAAAGTAAATACCACACCATCAGTTGATGATGTAAAAGTTTTACCAGAATCTGCATTTGTAACTGTGTAGTTAGCTTCTTTGTTTTCTAGATTGAATCCAGTTAAACCTGCTTCGTTAAATTTACCTTGCAGTACTGGTCCTCTAAATAGTGTTTTAGCCATGATTATTCTCCTAGTTGTATTCTACATAGTCTCTAGGCCGTCGACTATACTGCGTCCATGCAGAATATTAATTTATGTATAGTGACAAAAGTATATACTAGTTTTTAGTAGAGTGCAAGAGAGCCTGTAGTGTGGAGTGGATTTTTTCCAACGATGTAGCTTTTGATTAAGTAGCTACTGAAACTTCTGGAGCAGAACTTTCAACACTGTTCTGTCTATGGGCAATTGCTGCTTCTTCCAGCTTAATGTCAGTGATGATTTTTTTTACTTTGTCATCGATTCTGACCATTTCAAGAGTATATCTATTATTATCTAGATGCTCCTGTTCCCACTTCAACTCCAAGGACCTTTTTGCTTTGTATAGGTCTTGTATCATCTATAACCTCCTCATAGGTTATTCTATTTACCTTGTCATTATAACTGTTTCCAAGGTTTTCCCAAACTATACTGTTTTCTCCAAGTTTGTCAAGGATAGATTGTTCAAGGTTAGTTGGGGAATCTTCTGATTCTACTTTAAATTTAGCGTGATGATTATACGCCCAAATGTTTACTATAAATTTTGTCATGGTTTTGTCTTTCTATTTTTAAATTGTGGCGAGACTATGTCCCGCCACAAAAATTATTGATTACGCTCCTGGCGAACCAAAAATACCTCTAGGGTCAGAAACTCCGAAAGAGTATCTTTCTCTAGCTTTGTAT